CTCCTCGCCGAGATCGTCACCGCGCCGTGGCTCATCAAGTGCTCACGGTGTAAGGCCGACAACCAGTCAGACCTCGGCGACCGTTAGAGATTCCACGGTCCCCAGCCGGAGTTCTCCCAGATCGCGAGCGCCGCTCGAAGGTTGGTCTCCGGGTCGAACAACTCGTCGCACTCGTCGAGCACACCCTTCGCCTGAAGCCATCCGTCAGGCCAGTAGGTCGAAGGTCGGCACCAGAACCGGTTGATCTGAACGAGACCATTCGATCCGCCGACCGGGTCGTCCGGGTTGTGCTGATCGGGACGGCATCTCGATTCCCGGTACACGGCATACGAGAGTTTCGGGAGTTCCGCCTCCGGCCATCCGACCTCGACGGCGAGCGGTATCCATTCGTCGCATCGCCACTCCGGAGCGCTCGACCCGTGCGGCGGTAACTCCGACGCGCGGATCGTCGCCCTAGCAGGCCGAGGCTGAGGATCAGGGTGCGTCCACGGTATCGGGACCGTCGACGTCGTAGCGGGCGCGAGAGGCGCTTCTACAGGGCTCTCCGGAGGAGCGGAGAACTGGTCGAGTGGAACGTCGTGCGGGGAGGAGTCTTGGGTACTTGTGGGAGATACCTGAAAGGAGGCTCCACCCCCGCACGACGCGAACAGGGTAGCGGCGGCGAACGCCGCGAGTAACACACGCATGACGGGCTCTAGGTTACAGGATGATGACGGTCAGGCGTCGTCGGGCCAGTTCGCGGAGGAGTCACCCTTGAGGTACTCCGCCGCCTGCCGGTACGTTTCACGCTCGTCGGCGAGACGCTCGATCTCCCGAGCCGCTTCCTCAAGGAGAGTCGCGGTCGAGTAGTCGACGGTGGTGCGTCGGTTCCTGAGTCGTTCGATGATCGTGGTCATAGCGGCTCCCTCCGAAGTCTAAGTCGAGCGGTATCGGCGCTGTCGTAGGTTACTGGAACGATCCGGGGAGGACCGTCCACGCGCCCTTAGGCCAACCGTGGTGAGGCTCTTGACGGAACGCGAGGTGAACCTGCCCGTCGGCCCACACCTCGACGAGTATCTCGCCGACCGGGAGCCGCTGGTCGATCAGCCCGGTGTCGACCTTCGTCGAGTAGCCCGGAACCGGTTCCGGTTCGTCGAGTGTCGTATCGCTGGACATCATCGTCCTGCCTTCCCGCTCGCGTGGAGCGCTAGTGCGAGCGCGACGCCCGCGATGCTGATGGTCTGAAGCAGGTCGATCACGAGGTCAACTCCCTCTTGATCTTCCGGGCGCGAGCGATGATCCGCTTCACGACCGGGTCGTCCTGCTGGTTCGGCGTACAGCGGTGGAGGCGGTACAGCCTGCCGTCGATCTCCTCGAACTCGGCGACGCTCGCTAGGTCGTCGACGCGATCGCAGAGGTCGATCCATCCCATCGGCTGATCTACGAACCAGCCCTCGACGATCGTCGTGAGCAGGTCCTCGAACTCGTCCGAGTTGACCTCGTCGAGCGTGAGGTCCCTGTAGATGTCGTCCATCAGTTCTCCTCCTCTCGGAGCGCGTCCTGCGCCCGCTTCTTGCGGTGGACCGTCGCGACGTCGGTCGGACGGAAGGTCCGCATCCCGCCGTGCGGGATCGTCCCGTTCGAGGCGATCGGTCCCCAAGCGGTGACCTCTCCGTTCGGTCGGATCGCCTTGAGCCTGAACCGACCTCCGCCGGTGATCGTGAACTCGTCGTCGAGTTCGAGGTGCCTGCCGTCGGGGAGCGTCGTCGCGACCTCCCACTCGGAGCGTGGAACGACGACCGCCGTCGGGATCGGTGCCTCGACGACCGGAGCCTCGACCGTCGGCTCCTCGACCGGAGCGGGCTCGGGTGTCGAGCCGTCGAGCGCGGCGCGGCACTTCGAGGCGAGGTTCGCGAGACCGCGCGCCGTGGTCCGGTAGCCGAGCGCCTCCCGACCATCGACTTCCTCGGCGAGGTCGTGGAGCCACCCGGCGCGGTACTCCGCCTCGTCTGCCATGGCCTCGATCATCGCGCGTCCTCGAAGCGTGACGACTCGTCCGTTCTTGGTCGACCTTCCGGCGTCCACGGCGTCGATGACGGGAGCGAGCCGGGCGAGCGCCGGGTCGTCCGAGTCGTACGCTCCTCGGGCGTCGGCGAACCCGGGCTCCAACTCGTCGAGCGCGCCCGGGCGAATCTTGATCGTGATCTCGTCGTTCATGTGGGTCTCCTTTCGGTTCGTCGTATCTCCCACGAACACAAGTATAGCGCATCCCTACACGATCCTCACACATACAGGACAGGAATCTCGATACGCCCGGTCCGGAGTAGGCGCTACAACGGCGCGAGCCCTGCCGCGCCTACCATCAGCGGTCAGTAGTGCGCTCGTCGCCGCAGGTGTCCGCCGTGACCGTCAGTCGCTCACGACTCCTGCGCCTACCCATCGAGGAGACAGGACCGGATGAAGTTCAGAGTGACAGGCGGACCCGAAGGCGATCGAGGAATCGACGCTGGCGGTCGCCGTTACGAACCGGGTGACGTCATCGAGATGACTCAGGCGAAGGCCCAATGGCTCATCGACAAGGGACTGCTCGAAGCCGACGGCGGCAAGACCGCGAAATCCACCCCGGCACCCGAGCCGGAATCCGTACCCGAGCCGACCGTCGACGACGACATCCTCGATGACCTCGACGACGACGACCTCGACGACCTCGATGAGGAGATCGACTGATGCCCACGTTCGTTCACGGTAAGGGGACCGGAGTCCTGCTCGACGAGTTCGACCTGTCCTCCTACTTCAACTCGGCGGACATGAGCCGCACCACCGACACCGCCGAAACGACGTCATTCGGCTCGACCTCGAAATCGTACATCGTCGGCCTGTCCGACGGCACCCTGTCGCTGTCCGGAATGTTTTCGCAGGACGCTGACGGGTCCGACGAGGAACTGTCCGCGATCCTCGGCTCCGCGACAACTCCGCTTGTCACCGTGAACCTCGACGACGGGTCGATCGGGAACCGGGCGATCGTCGCGAAAGCCCATCAGACGTCGTACTCGATCTCGTCGCCGGTAGCGGACATCGTGACGATCACCGCTGACTTCAACGCCTCGACCGACGGCACCGCGAACCTCACCTACTCGATTCAGACCGGCGTTCAGTTGACCGCCGGATCGTCGATCGCGTTCGGGTCCCTCGGCGACCTCGCGTCGGTCGATAACGCGGCGTCCACCGCGAACGGCGGCATGGCGAACCTTCATGTCACCGCGAACACGTTGGACGCGGCAGTCACGATCAAAGTTCAGGACTCGGCAGACGACATTACGTTCGCCGACCTGATCTCATTCACCTCAGTTTCGGCGGGCGTCGAGTCCGCCGAGCAGAAGGCGGTCACCGGCACCGTTGACCGTTACGTGCGGGCCACCGCATCGAGTGCCGCGACCAGCGGTGCCATCACCTTCCACGTAGCGTTCGCCCGCTACTGATCCCACAGGAGAATACCCATGCCCACTTTCGTTCACGGCAAGTCCACCCACTTCGAGATCGACGACACCGGCGGCTCGTCGCGGGACATCAGCAACACGCTTACGAGCGTTGACTTCCCGGAGACCATTGATACCGCCGAGACAACGGCATTCGGCTCGACGTCGAAGTCGTACATCGTCGGTCTCCGTGACGCCACGATCTCGGTGTCCGGCATCTGGGACGCGACGGTCGACGGCTACTTCATCGGCACCGAGCCTGCGAGCCGCACCTTCATCTACGGTCCCGCTGGCGACACCGGCGGCAACGTCAAGTACACGGGTGAGGCGATCCTGACGTCGTTCTCGATCTCGAACCCGGTCGGCGACGTCGTCACCTACTCGGCTGACTTTCAGGTCACCGGTGACGTCACCCGCACCACCTTCTGATCTAACCCACAACCCTAAGGAGTGACCCAAGTGTCCATCAAAGACAAGATCAAGCAGGCAGGCGACCTCGAACGTGAGGTCGTCGACATCCCCGAATGGGACGTCACGGTCGAGATTCGATCCATGTCGGCGCGTCAGCGTGCGCTCATGGCGAACTACACCGACCTCGACGACCAGTCGAACTCGGATCGACAGGAGGCTCTGTGGGGCTTCCTGTTGACGGCGTGCGTGTTCGACCCTGAGACCGGCGACCCGGTGTTCGACGACGACGACCTCGACTGGCTGTTCACCGACAAGTCGTTCGCCGTGATCGACCGGCTCACCACGAAGTGCCTGACGGTGTCGTCGGTGCTGAAGGACTCGGTGGACGTCGCGGGAAAGTCCTCCTCGGCTACCCCGGACGAGACGGAGTAGCCCACCCGGAGCGTCGCTTCTACTTCCAACTCGCCCGCGAACTCGGCATGACAGTCGGTGAACTCTCCGACCGGATGTCGAGCGCGGAGATGGCGGAGTGGATGGCGCTCTTCAAGATCGAGGCATCAGAACGTGAACACAGTCGGCAGGTAGCAGAGCAACGCTCGAAACGGAAACGGTAGACAGGTATGGCATCGGAAGCGATCGTCGCGAGACTCAAGGCGGTCCTCTCTGGTGACTCGTC